CGAGGAAAAATACGAACAAATACCTCAAAATCTATGTAAATGGTGTTCTTACTGGAAAGGTAATGGTGGACCATGTGATGTAGAACCTCCAAAATGGGTACCCAGGAAAAATCAGTGGAAAAAGGGCCCTAAATCTGAAAATGTAACTATTGATGAGGCTGATATTGATGCAGCCACAAGTGAAGTTGAGGAAGATGGTAAAAAGAACACAGAATGGGACGATTAGGGCGAAAGCTTTATATAGGACAGGAGTCTAAAGTATGGTATGTCAACTACTCCGAAGGAAGACGAAGGTCTATTCGAGACTCTCGGGAAAACAGCTGATATGATAGGAGAAACTTCTATTGGTAAGAAAATAGGGGCGGTTCTATCTGTTATGCTGCTTGCTTTATTGAGTGGTGGAGCCAATTTAGCCATCTTAGATGATTACCTTAATGGTGAGGAAGAAGTGGGTCCGCAAGGTGGATGTATGCAACACGACGCCACTAACTACAACCCAGAAGCTACCTTCGATGATGGTACATGTAACTTTTTAGTTATTATTTATGGTTGCACCAATGAAGCGGCAGATAATTATAATGCCCAAGCTACGCATGATGATGGGAGATGTATAGTCCCAAATGATAATAACACCTCAAATGAGACCACAGAAGAGTCTGTTTATGGATGTATGGACTCAGAAGCTAATAATTACGATGAAAAAGCTACTGAAGATGATGGTTCCTGTGATTATGAAGATGAATACGAAGAACCAGAATGTAATTCTACAAGTGCACACTTTTATCGTGGATGGCAAGATTCGGAGGGAAATCAGACAGTTTATTACGTAAATAATGATACAGATGCTAATAATTCAATGTCTATCTTAACAGATATAGATGCAGACTGTGAGGATAAAGATTTACAGATATTATTGTATTTAGATGTTTATCATAACGAAACTGGTCAATATTTTTATAGAGATATATACTATAATATATCAGGTCATGAGTGGGATAATCACTGGTTAAATATGTCATGGCAAGAACTCAACGAGACGAATGGTACATATGAAGTTTGGGTTTCTATGCTTGTGTGGAATAACGAAGAGGAGCAATGGGAATACGCACAGTATTTTACGATTGATGAAGTATTAGTAAGGACACCAGAGGAGGAAGAATAATGGAATCTGATAAATTTATAAATTTTATGATGGCCATGGTATGTGCGCCTGTAGTTATGGCGTGGGTAGCTCTTGCTGGTATGTTAATAGTTCAAGCCTTTAGTGATGATGCTATAGTAACTGACATAGAAGCTTACAAATCAGTTCTTTTGATTGTAGGTTCACCAGCTCTTGTTATTATTTACAAGACGTTAGAATTATGGACTGCTCAACAGAACAGTCAAATAGAACAGGTCAGGAAAGGGACCTTTCGTAATGGAGGGCATGATGCCAAAGAATGCGAAGAAGAAAAAGCTTAAAAAGAAAAGCCCTAAATGGGCGTACTAAACATTAGGAGAAATAAATGGCAAATTACGCAGTAAATGACAACACAGAGACAGCAAACAGTTTAGCAGCAGTCTTAGCTTTGTTAGAAACAAAACTAGAAACGATAGACGATTCAAAAACTATATACTTATGTGACGTCTACCGAATCGGTACAGTCTGGCAATACGCTTTAGTAACTAAAGCATAGAACTAACACAACCTTTATTAAGGAGTGTGCCCTATGTATATTCGTGGCTCCTATACGGACCACGGAACCATAGGATTTACGCATAGGCGTCCCTAGGGGCCACACAGGATAAATATGGAAACAATAGAATTAGCAATACTTGCGGGCTTTGTTTACTGGTTGTATAACAATTATAAGAAGTAGTTATACAACGAAAGCTTTAAATACCACCAAGGTATATGGAAAACAGTGATTGTTATGGTTAATAACACAACAACAAATACAACAGACAATATGACAGTAACCGACGGCGGTATGCTAGAGCAATTACCACTAGAATTATTAGTGGTAGTAGCAGTTTTAGCTGTTTTAGCTTTTGTTGCAGCATGGATGAAGGTACCAACCTTTCGTATGTTAGTACGAAAACAGTACGCTAAATTTATGCGTGCCCATCAGGAGGAATTAGATGAACTTTATGAAAAATTCCTTACAAAGGCACAGAAAGCTAAATTAGATGCTAAACAGGCTGCATTAGTTAAGGCAGCAATTTTAGAGAAAGCTATTCTAGCTGAAGTAGACCACAAAGCTAAAGATGTTGAGGCTTCCCTTTCTAAGGAAATCCGAAACATGGCCAAAAAGCTGTGAGTGTCAAGGAATACGAAGAGCGGTTACGTCAACGAGTCGGAGAAAGTGAATATGCGCGTCATAGAGAACTTGTCCGGCTGTTGGCACGCAATCTTACGCTTGAAGACGTGCTTTGGGAAGAAATTCTTGTATCTCTTCGGGATGTTAACGCTAGAACAGAGCTCTTGCGACAGAGAAACTCTATTGTTAGGGATATTCACACTGAGTTCCGCGCTCTTAATATTGAAATACCTACTGTAGTAGAGAAGAACACAGAAGACTTTGTAAGTTTATTGGAAGATATGGTGGATGATGATGATACCAGTGAAGAACGAACAGAAGAAGCTTAATGCAGCGATATCTGGTAAAGGTGCGCATGATTCTAAGGTTTTAGAAGACATTTTTGAACAATGTAGACACGATGAGAAGAAAATGACTGTCCTAGTTAGGGCATTTTGTGAAGCTTATTTGATAGATAACGAGAGGCGTCCATTAAAACTTAGACCACTACAAGAAAGGATAATAGTTAAGTCATTAACGTATCCAAAGAACGGCAAACAGCGTAAAATGGCGATATTGGCTCCACGAGGCAGTGGTAAGTCCTATGCCCTTTCGGTAGCTGCAACTGTGTATATGTTTTTTAAGAGATTTAGAGATTTAATCTTTGTCTTGGCTCCATCTGAGGACCAAGCTGCACTTATATTTAATTATATATACAGGCATTTTTCAGATAATTCCTTTCTAAGTGGCTTAGTTAAGAATTATAGATTCCATAATAAGCCTAATATAACTCTTAAAGGAGGAACAATTCTTCGTAGAGCCCCTATGGCTCCATCCAATCAAGGACAGGCTATACGAGGCCAGCACCCTACCTTCTTAATTGTGGATGAGAGTCCATTAATAGATGATAGATTATTTGTTGACAATGTAGAGCCCTGTATTATAGCGAATAAAGCACCCTTTATTAACTTGGGTACCCCGAAAAGCAAAGAAAACCATATGTGGCGATATCTTTATGATGATGCTTATGCAGATACATTTGATAGGTTACATTTTTCATGGAGAGATGCGATTAAATGTGGTAGAGCATATACTCCACCATATACGGAAGAAGAAATGCTTGATAAGATGATGGAATGGGGTGAAGACTCTATATATTGGAGAACAGAATATGAATGTGAGTTTGTTGAGTCGGTTTCACAAATCTTTAATCCAGAAGCTATTAAGAAGTGTAGAGAACCCTATATCTTTGCTGAAAGAGGTACTCCATATCCTAACTGTAGTGTTGCTGTTGATATTGGTAAATCAGTTAATAGTACAGTTATCAGTACTTGGTCCACGGAAAAGTCGGATGAAGGTAATATAGCACGCCTTATATGTTTAGAAGAAATTAATCCTAGAACTGGTGGACATGATATACCATACCAACGAAGACGTATTATGGATACAGCTAGAGACTTTGAAGCTGAACGTGTTATTATTGATGCCACCGGAATTGGTGGAGCAATTGAACAAGATATAAGGAAAGGATGCTATGAAGAAGGGATGCATTTTATACCCTTCGTTTTTACTGGTGGTCCAAAAGGTACGAAAACTCAAGCATATAGAGATTATGTTTCGTACATCCAACAGGGTATAATTAAAATACCACATCCTGAAGGATTACCACCAGAAGAGGCAAAGTTAGTTAATAAATGGATGAGAGAACATACAGAATTAGAATATGTTATGGATGCAGCTAACAAAACAGAAAGAATTGCTGCTCCAGATGGAAAGCATGATGATTATTGTGATAGTTCAGTTATGGGTGTACACGCGGCTTTATCTATGATGCCAGCTAGTGCTACCTTTGCTAGTGTACAATTAAGTACACCAACCCCTAGAATTAATAGAAATGAGTCTATACCTTCCGTTTTTAAGACTGGAGGAATGAAAAATAG